AAATTAATCTAATATATCGTAAATAATGCTATAAATGCTATAAATGCTATAAATGCTATAAATGCTATAAATGCTATAAATGCTATAAATGCTATAAATGCTATAAATGCTATAAATGCTATAAATGCATCAATTTTAATAAATAAAATTGATAAAGCATATAAATAGTATTTATTACTAATAATATTATTATTACTACATTATGACATCTAAAGCAAATATAGATAAAAAATATCAAAAAAAAACAGACAAAGAGCATGTATTGGACAATCCAGATACTTATATTGGTTCTATTGAACAAATAATGTCAAATATGTATATTTACGATGAAGTAAATAAGAAAATTGTAGAAAAAAATATTAATTTCATTCCAGGACTATATAAACTATTTGACGAAGCAATTGTTAATTGTCGTGATCATGTAATAAGAATGGAACAATTAATTGCTACTAGTCAGCCTGCTAATGAAGTAAATTATCCGGTAACAAACATAGCAATCACTATTGCCGATGACGGAATTATTACATTAACAAATGACGGTAATGGTATTGATGTTTCCATTCATTCTGAATATGGTGTATGGATTCCAGAACTAATTTTTGCACATATGAGAACTTCTACTAATTATGATAAAACCGAGAAAAAAGTAGTTGGAGGAAAAAACGGATTTGGATTCAAGTTAGTTTTAATATGGTCGACGTGGGGCAAAATTGAAACACTAGATGCTAAAACGGGTCAAAAATATGTTCAAGAATTCAAAAATAATTTAGATATTATTGAAAAACCAACAATTACTAAATGTAAAGGCAAACCTTATACAACTGTTAGTTTTAAGCCAGATTTTAAACGACTTGGTTTAACAGAAGGCAATTTTGACAGTGATTTTAAAGCATTATTAATTCGGCGAATTTTCGATATTGCTGCTGTTACGGATAAATCTGTTAAAGTCAAGTATAACACACTTAAACTGGATCCAGATGTCAAAGATTTTGAAAGTTATGCCAATCTTTATATTGGTTGCAAAAGCGAACATCTACGTTTGTACGAAAAAGCAAATGAACGATGGGAATATACTGTTTGCCTAGCTCCAAATGAGGAATTTACACAAGTCAGTTTTGTAAATGGTATTCATACCTCTAAGGGTGGAAAGCACGTAGAATATATTGTTGGACAATTAGTAAAAAAACTAACTCTTTATATCAAAGAGAAAAAGCATGTTGAAGTTAAACCCGCGTCGATTAAAGAACAACTTATGATATTTGTAAATTGCACCATTGAAAATCCGGCGTTTGATAGCCAAACAAAAGACTATTTAAACACTGCCATTTCAAATTTTGGTTCGTCTTGCGAAGTTAGCTCAAAGTTTATTGAAAAACTGGCAAAAATGGGTGTTATGTCAGTAGCTTGCAGTTTAACAGAAGTAAAAGAAAATAAAGCGGCCAAAAAAACAGATGGAACAAAGTGTAAAACTATTCGTAATATTCCTAAACTTGTAGATGCAAATTATGCAGGAACAAATAAATCTAATGAATGCATATTAATCTTATGTGAAGGAGATTCAGCAAAATCAGGTATTATTTCTGGACTATCTCGCGAAGACCGCAATATTATCGGCGTTTATCCAATGAAAGGTAAAATGTTTAATATTCGCGGTGAAAACATTAGCAAAATTTCGGAAAATAAAGAAATTACAGAAATTAAACAAATTCTTGGTTTAGAACACGGTAAAGACTATTCTATTGATGATGTTAAGACTAAATTACGCTATGGAAAATTATTATTTATGACAGATCAAGATTTAGATGGAAGTCATATTAAAGGTCTTGGTATTAATATGATTGATAGTGAATGGAAGTCACTAATTCAAATACCCAATTTTATTGGCTACATGAATACTCCTATTTTAAAGGCAACAAAAGGCAAAGAAACACTTGAATTTTATAATAATGGTGAATATATGAATTGGAGAGAGAGTGGTCTGCAAGATAGTAGTAAGTGGTATATTAAATATTACAAAGGTTTGGGAACAAGTACAAGTAAAGAGTTTAAAGACTACTTTTTAAAGAAGAAAATTGTGAATTTTAAGAGTACTGAAACTTCAAGACAAACAATTGATATGGTATTTAATAAAAAACGTGCAGATGATCGCAAAAATTGGCTGTCACATTATGACCGACATGTGTATTTAAATACTTCTAACCCAGAAGTGACATATGAAGAATTTATTAATAATGACATGATACATTTTTCAAAATACGATAATGATCGTTCGATTCCTAATATATGTGATGGACTAAAAATCAGTTTGCGGAAAATCTTGTTTGCTGGTTTTAAGAAAAATTTAACTTCGGAAATGAAAGTAGCACAATTTAGTGGTTACGTTTCAGAACATTCTTGTTATCATCATGGTGAAGCCAGCTTAAATGGTGCTATTATTGGATTAGCACAAAATTATGTTGGTTCAAACAACATTAATTTATTCATGCCATGTGGTCAGTTTGGAACACGTTTAATGGGTGCAGGTAGGGACGCAGCATCCGAAAGGTATATTTATACATATTTGAATCCAATTACTCGGAAACTATTTCCCGAATTAGATGATTATGTCCTTAAATATAATGAAGATGATGGAGTGTGTGTTGAACCAATTTATTATGTTCCAATCATTCCAATAGTCCTTGTAAATGGTGCAAAAGGAATCGGAACAGGATTTAGCACAGATATTATGTGTTATAATCCTATTCAAATTATTGATTATTTAGTGGGCAAACTTAAGAATACAAATATGAAGACATTATTAATTGACCCATATTATCAGGGATTTAAAGGAACTATTTATCCATGTGACGACCAAGCTAATAAATATGTTATTAAAGGATGCTATGAAATACTCGGTAATGATAAAATTCGCGTTACTGAGCTTCCTATTGGAACATGGACACAAGACTATAAGGAATTTTTAGAAAATCGACTCAATAATAACACTGGAACAGGAAGTGTTAAAACAGGAAACAAAGAAGAAGTAATTAAAGATTTTAAGGACATGTCAACTGATTTGAATGTTGAATTTGAAATTACATTTTATCCAGGATTAATGAGTAAATTGTTGCTAGAAAAGCACGACTATAATATCGAAGGTATTGAAAAATATTTGAAACTTTATTGCATTCAATCTACTACAAATATGCATTTATTTAATGAAAAAGAGCAATTGCGCAAATATCAAACTGTTTATGAAATTATTGATGCTTATTATGCTATTAGATATGACTATTATGCACAACGCAAAGCATATATTATTGTAAAGCTCGACAAAGAACTTAAAACATTAACCTCAAAAGCGCGTTTTATTCAATATAATTTAGATGATACTATTGACTTACGGAAAAAGTCAAAAGAAGAGATTGCTACAATCTTAACTAATTTCAAATTTGATTTAGGGGAAAATGGCGACTTTAATTATTTGATTAAAATGCCAATGGATTCAGTAAGCAAGGAAAATGTTGAAAAATTAATGAAAGAACACGAACAAAAGAAAACTGAGTTAGAAACTATTAAGGCACAAACTTTAGAAGAAATGTGGCTAACAGAACTTGAAGAATTGAAAATTGCGTATAATGACTTTTTAAAATTGCCTAATAAAACTGATAAAGTTGAAACACAATCAAAACAATCAAAACAATCCAAGAAAACTAAGTAATTTACTTTATTTGTTTATTTGTTTATTTGTTTATTTGTTTATTTGTTTACAGATTATAAAAAAATTATAAAAAAAATTATGCTATGTGTCATAATTTAGGAGTTTAATAGTTGAACTAAAATATTCTACATTAAAATTGGATATATCTTTTTGCGAGCTTACCAAATAACAAAGTCCTCTTGTATTTGTATTATTAACACTATAATTAGGAGTATAATATAAAGGGCCAATATAATGTAATGATACACTAGAATAATTATAACTATTGTCAAATGCCAATATAAGATTTTTATTTTTTACATAGTTATAAGAAATCTCAATAGTACTACTAATATTAGCATCAGTAAAATCTAAAATTATATTATCATATAATCCAAATGTAAAATCATTTGGCTCAACGTCACCGCTTATAGTATTATTATAACTTAACGTAACACTAGCATTTATTTCGTAAATTCCCGAACTCAAATCAGTGTTACTTATTTCTATGTATTTGTTTGAACTGTTAATGGAAAATAACTGCGTTTTTGCTGCATTATTATTTATAGTTTTAAATTTTATTGGAATATATCTATAATTAGGTAAAATAGAACTGTCGGCCGAATCTATTATGTAAGTTGCTATATTGTTATTAGAAGTACCACGTAAGTCAAGTGTGGCATAATGCGTTGCACTAAAAATATTAGACCATTTTGAATTACTATTATATAAGGTTAAACTATTTATTAAACCAAATTGCTTAATTGCTAAACTTCCATAATAACCATTATATGAAGTTCCTGAAGTTTGTTGTGGTAGTATTAAATGACCATTAATATTAATAGATGTTGTGACTGTTAAAGTATTTATACAACAATCGTCAATGATCCCTTTGTCAGCCACAATAAGGGCTGTCCGAACTTCATTATTTGATTGACGAGCTATTTCACCACTTATTAAAGTTTGTATATTAAATATATTCTGATCACCCAATTCAGTAGCTAAATAGAATAGCCCACCGGAAAGTGTAAAAAATTTTTCTCCTGAAGCGGACGTTAAATTATTTGTGCTTACAGTTCCAGCTGAAAGTGTTTGCACACAGTTTATTCTATCACTTTGCATAAAGTTTGCAGTTAAAGTACTACAATCTATAGTATTTGCAACTATACTAACTGCTACTATAGTTCCTCCTGTAATAGTAGTAGTTGTATTAGTTCTTGTAACATTAATAACATTGAAAGAACCTGTTTCAACATCATAAATATTAGTAGTTACACTGTTTGCCTTAATAGTATCAGCGCTAATAGAAAGTGCTATCAGCTCATTACTAAGTTTAATATTATGACCACTTAAATCTACTATT